CTAGTGCAGAAGCTCAACAAAAAGCGGGTAAAATAAAAACCCAACATACAGATTCTTATAAAGCTGAGGTAATTGCTTACAATAAAGCTAACGGTACAAGCTACAGTACAGACCCAAGAAGCTCAGTAGATTCTTCTTATGAGATGTCATTACTAAGTATGCTTAAAAGAAAGACAGGGGAAACAAATCAAAATGGTCAAGATGTAGAGTTTGTTAGAGCAAAGAAATTAATACTAGAAGAGTTACAATTAAGAAAGGTTGATTCAGAAGCTACTTTTAATGCCCTTCAAATAGCTAATGGAGATAAGGCTGCTGCAATAGAAAAGTATAAAAAATATAAAGAGGCTATAGAAAAACTTGGTATTACTGACGCTTCTTCCTTTGAAGATGTTTCATCAAAAGCATTACCATTCAATCTTAATGCAATCAACAGGCTTTCAGAATCAATGCCTGGTGATAGAGCAATTGATAGGATAAATGACTTTGAATCGTATGAAGCTTTTTCTTTTGAACAAGGGTCTTATACTCCTATATTCATGTCTAAGTCAAGTGACGGCACAGGGTTCAACGACTACTTTGGCCCTTCAAACAACGATGGAATTGCTGCGAACAGCGGTAAAAATGTTACAAGACCAGAAACTCTAGGATCAGATTTAAGACTAAGCCCTGGAATGTATTGGGATAATGCATATGGTCAGCTTAATGGTATGGAAATGGAAATTTCTGGAAAAAAGAATTTTCAAACTTTAGACAATCTTTTAAGCAACCCTACTTTCTTAGAGTCTTTTGAGGATGGAGTTCTTAAAGATGCTTTGTTAGATAACTTTAGTAAAAGATCTTCTATGTGGCAAAAAGAAGTTAGGGGGTCTAACTTAAGTCCTGTTGACATAGGAGATACCAAAAAAATGGCTACATTCAATAAGTTTTTGAACACGTTATATGGAGGAGTTTCTGCTATTTCTTTAGCTAGAATAACTCAGCCAATGAGTCAGTTTTATAGTGCTGTGTCTGGAACATATCCAATATTAAAAAATAGTAGAGCAAAGAAATATGTACAATCAAGAGGCATTGGGTTTTTAGGTGGTATAGCAGGTTCTTTTAATACTAATGGTAATAAAAAAAGAAGATTTGGTAATTTTGGAACTCAAGGAAATTTAAGTAATATATATGATAAATCTAGGACAGGATTAAGAAATGCATTAGCATCTCAACTAGCTATTGATAGAAATCAATCTATGCCTGCAGATTATTATATAAAAGGACTTAATTTAACTGACGCACAAGGTAAAGAGCTTAAAAGTATTGGTGGACAATTAACCGTTGATAGAGTTTTAGAAACTTTAGGAAAGTCAAACGAAATGGCTTTAAATTTTATGTTAGCAAACTCAGATAAGGCTGCTGCAAACATAGCTTTTGAAGCTCACTACTTAGATTACAAGCTGTCTCAAGGGGAAAATGTATCTGATATTGATGCTTTTTGGGAAAAAGAAAATGCAAATCCAGACATAGAAGCTATTAAGTATGCTGATCAAATTATAGATAGAACAATGAGGCAGAGTGATGCTACTGGAGAAGCTCAAGTTTACGGAAGTGATACTTCAAAAAATTTAATGAGAACTCTTATGCCTTTTCAAAAGTTTATAATGAACGCAAAGGCGGATTTTTCTGTACAGCTTTCAATATTGCAAGATCCTAGTATTTCAGAACTACAAAAACAAGATGCTAGAAATTATATGCAAGGTAAGTTTAATGAAATTGTTTCGTTCAACGCTATTAAATATGCTGGAAGTTTAGCTACATTAAAAGGATTGTCTGGATTATTATCTTTAGGAATGGATGAAGATGATGTTTTTGAGTTCGGAGGAATAGATGGAGATATATCAAAACGATTACCTATTAAGTCGGATATTGATGATCTTAATTCATTAGAAGCTTCTGTTGCAGGGTCAAAAACTCTAGAAGAAAGAAACGCTGCCATGTCAGCTTTGTCTGGATTTAGAGAAATGATTGATGTCGTAAAAGGTTTTGAGCAATACGCTATGAATTATGATGATAAGTTTTCTACTGGAAAATCTTATTCAGTTGTAGGGTCTACAGTACAAGACGCTATACAAACTTTAAATCCTTTACCTACCACAGGCTTTATGAATGACATGATGGCTTGGGGAGTAAATCACGTATATGGAGAGGATATTGCTAGAGAATTTAGTAGTAGAGGTCTTACATCAGAGCCAATGGATGTTGATAGTTATCTTGATTTAGCCCTCAGTAAAGCAGGTATGATAGGTATAGGGTTTGAAACAGCTACAAGGTTTGCTGACGCAATAAATTTAAGAAAAAACGGAACTTTTACCATAAATCAAGGAGATTATAAAAACAAAGAAGTTTATTTAACAGCTCCTAATGATGCAATGAGACAAAAATTAGCTAATTCAGTTGATTTTCTATTTCAATTAAGATGTCACGCTATAATGAATCCAATTGCTCCAAGAGCTGATTTGGATAAATATGCAGACAGATTAGAAAGAACAATAGAAAAGTATTTTACTCAATCTAAGCCAGATCCATACATGCAAAAAATAATGGGAATGCAAGGTCCTTTACAAGAGGAGAATTAATAATACTTTTCTTGTATTATTTTAATAACTTCTTGGCAATCTTTTTGGTTTCTTGGAACAAATAGGTCAGCTTTTATATTTTTTAAGTGTAAATACCTTTTAAATAGCTTCCAGACCATAGGAAATCTTTCGTTAGGGTTTCCTTTACATTCTATAATATATCTTGGAGGGTTTTGAGTGTCAACAAAATCTGGAGTGTAAGTTATTGGTAACACTTTTTTATTACCCCTATCGTGTAAGTATTTTTTTGCTGGTGTTTTTTCGTAAGAGTCTGCGTCAAAAACAAATCCATCAATGATTGTGAATTTAGTTGACTCATATCCATTGTCTATTTTGTTTGCTTTTAACAATAAATACATATGAGACTCAAGTTTTGACTGAAATTGTATACCGTCAATCTTAACTTTCTTTGATCTTGTTATCTGTCTACCTTTTTTAAACCTCCTCATCTACGTCTTCTAAATACAAATAATCTTCAAACCCTTTGTTTATTAGGTGAGTTACAGCATCAATGTAACTTTTAGAATATACAGGATCTTTAGCGTATTGTTTAGTTGTGTTTTTTAATCTAATATTTTCACTAACAACAATAGTAAATTTTTTTATGTTATCTATTCCTAACCAATAACACATCTCTTTATACTTTTGAGATATTTCATCTTTTCTAATTATATATTCAATTGCCATTTTGTTACTAACATTAAGCTCCTTTGAAGCGATGTATACTATTTCATCTTTAAAAACTAAAACGTCCACAGCTCCTAATTTATTTATATACACATAAACAAATGAATCAATGAGGTATTTTTTAATATCTACATCTTCTAAAAGATCTTTTATGTATTCTAAATGATCATCGGTAGGCTCTTTATTTATAAACACTTTGTTTCTTCCTTCCATATAACAAATGTAATTAAAAAAACCCCCAAGATTTTGAGGGTTTTTATGAAAACAAAACATAACAGTTAGTTAAACTATTACGGGAGATATACAAATATAAGAATTTTTTAATTAATAAGGTGGTTCTCCATAGCCAAAATCATAGTTTATGCTAATTAAAAAAAAGTGCAGTCTTGCTGTATTGTAATTAGCTTCTTCACTAGGGTTTAATAATTCATAACCAACTATTATTCCTTGATGAGGCCATCTAAATGTAAACGATAATAAAGACCATTCTTCCATTAGAATATGTGTGTTAATCTTGCTATTTGACCAAAATCGGGGTGGTGTAAAAAACCTTCTATTGCTTTTGGAGCGTGTTGATATCCNTTTCTGTGGTGCCAACTGTCTGTTCCAGAAGGGCTTCTTAANCTTTCTACTGTTACACCTGCATAATCTTTTGCATTTTTATGATGAACNTGGTGTGTGTAAACGTATCTGTGTTTTGATTGTGACCAATCTTTTTTAGCTTCAACAGCCATTAGTAAAGGTAAGTCATTATTTTTAGCGCCATCTCCATGTGTGGTTCCTATTAAGTTTAATCCGTATCTAAAATATTTTCTATGACTTATACTAGAATCAAATGTTACATTTTTAGAATTCCTAAACCAAGTAGTAATTACGTCAGCTAAAAAGAATCCATTAGTGTAATCGTGATTACTAGGATTGTATGTTACATGAACGTCAGCTATAGATATTAATTTTTCTATTACCTCAACATATATAGACTTTGCTTTTAAAAAACTTTCATACCACATTCCGTCTGTGTCTTGTGGAGTTCCAGAAGTTGTTTGTCTTTTTGGGGTGTCTATGTGTAAAATATCATTTCCTATTATCAATAAAAACTTATCTATTTCAAATCCAGAAGATTTGTCTAATATACCTTGAACACCATCTCTTACCCTTTGTATTGCTATTTCTGAATCATAATCTTCACCCGATTCAAAAGCTGTAGATAGTTTACCAATATGAACATCTGCTGGATCTATAACTAATAGATGAGGTTCTTTTGTTTTCTTTCTTTTTATTTTAGGATAAGAAGGAGAATAAAGTTTCATCTCATCGATTATCTGTCTAGATATATCGTTGTAAGATACTATTGTAGGTCTTACTTGAACTGAGTATTCTTTTGTTTTGTCCCAGTATTGACTAACACTATTAAAATCTATTCCTCTTTCTAAACAGTAATCAGAAACACCTTGGTGTCTTATTTTATTTAACTTTTGCTGGTCTTCAATATCAATGTAGGATCTAAAAGTATTCCTACCTTTTTCAATTTCTTTTACTTGCATTCCCAAAGCAATAGCTTCTTCTTTACTTAACCTAACTCTTTTTTTACTCATGGCTCAGTGTTTTTCTTCAACTCCTTTAAGTCGTATATTAATGAATTAATACTATTCCTAGAGTCTTCAAAATNGCCGTCAGAAACGCTNTCAAACACGTCATTTAATTTGTCGTGTAACCTATCAAAAGTTTTAATAAGGTATGTTTCTCTTTGTATCAGCACTTACTTATCCATTTGCCATAAATAACTTTCTCCTTGTTTTTTATCGATTTTACCAATAGCTCTGTAAATAGCTCTAGAGTTCTTTTTTGTTTCCAATATTTCTGTTTTTGTTGAGTCACTTCCTAGGTTTGTGTACATAGAACAATCATGCTCAAGTAGTGTGTCTATTTTTCTTTTATCAGACCATGTTTTGTATGATAAAACTTTTTCAATTAAATTGTTTGTGTTCTCCATCCAATATTTTTTTTAGGTTTGGTTTAAAATATTCTGAACCTTTAATAACCTTACCATCAGTTCTGAACAATGGCTTTCCTCTTTCTAGTTTACTCATATTTGATTTATGTACTTCTTCAAATAAATCATAGAAAACTTCAGACAATCCATGTTGTGTTATAAATCCATAAAGAACATACATCATATCTACAATAGCGTCAGCTACTTCAACTAAGTCTTTGTTTTTACAAGCCTCTTTATATTCATTTAACTCTTCTTGCATTAGGTTAAATTTTAATTCAAAATTTTTATTAGACAAGAGAGAAGGATTGTTTTTTTGTTCTATATTAAAAGACTTATTAAACTCTTTAACCATTTCTAGTTTTGAGTCTAATAATTTCCAAAATAAATCTTTATCAGTAAAAGGAGTAAACATTTCCTAATTATATTTTAGGAAATGTAAGTATTTGATTTTTAATATGCAAGTTTTTTTTAAAATTATTTCTAATTTTTTTTAGGTTTACATACTCTCTTGTGTTACTTTTTGTTAAATGAACAAGCTGATGAATTAAACCATCATCACATAAAATATCTTTTGTTTTTAAGTCTTTTATNAAGCAAATNTATACAGCAAAATGCAATATATCTAATATGTTTTTAATAAACTCTTCATCGCTCATTTCACAATATTTTAAATAAGATTCGTGAGCACGACCTTTATTATATAAAAATGTTTTATTTCCTACTTTGTATTTTATCTCCGATTTCATAATATAATTCTATTATTCTTTTTTGCATTTTTTTTTGTTCTGTTGTACTGTAAACTTCTTTACCTGTTTTAATTCGACCATCATAATTAATTTCAATTTTAAAACTACTTCTGTTGTAAATTATTGGATATATTTTAATGTTTTCCTTAAAACACATACTCATATACATATGTAGTTCTTTATTCATTTATTAGTGATATTTCTACACCTTCCCATTTACCTCCTTTAATGTCGTAATCTACTAAAAAATCTATTCTCTTCACCCATCTTTTATTCATTCTATCTTCTACGGTCCAAACACCATTCATGTTTCCTGCGTTTTTTACTAAAACTTTAGCACCAAAAACAAATCCGTGTTTTTCCAGATCTCTGGAGACAGCAATCCATCGGTGTGAACCAGGTGATTGTGAATTTATAGATTTCATTGATGCAGTTGTTAAGTAGTCTGCGTTACATTGTTTTGGGTCAGCATGGTATATTGTGGCTGTTACTAGTATTGCTAATATTGTTTTCATTATATGTCTATTTTATTAAATTCTATATCTAATTCTTTATTTTTTTCGAATGGAGTTTTTGATGAGGTTATCCAATTTGTATTATCCCATTTAGGAGATTCATTAACCATTTCAGTATACCTTCCGTTGTTTACATTCCAAAAATAATTTACGTCTGCTTGATTTTCACCTAAATTAGAAAACTTTACTTTTAAAACCTTAACCTTTACAGTACCTTGTTCGTAATCCCTATGGACAAGTAATCCGTGAGGACTCATATCGTAAAATTCTCCACCACCTTTCACATCATAAAACGTAGGCTCAAAAACCTTTCCTTTATCTGTCTGTGGTTTTGTTGGATGTGCTACAAGTATTACAATTACATCATTCTTTTTACAAAAATTATCTATTTTATTAAGGTATGCATTTGTGTAATCGTTTATTCCAAGCTTTATAGAAGACTTATCTTTTACTTTGTTGAATGGATCTATAACTAAACATCTTATACCCATTCTTTTTACAAGCTCCTCCCCTTTTTTTAAAACTCTTTCTAAGTCATACCCATCGTCATAATTTATAAAAAAGAAGTTTTTATTTACATGGTTTACGCAGTTTTTCCAAGACATTTCTTTTGTATCTGCATACTCTGGAGTTCTACCATAATACTTTCTTACTAATTTATCTACGTGTAAGTATTGGGGATAGTTTTCTGTAGAAGCATATGCTATTTTCCAATCGTACATCATGTTATACCCAACACACATTTGGTCTACAAAATCAGACTTACCACTTGAAGGAAACCCTGTTACTACTGTAAATTGTTTTGTATATGTAGAAAATATACCATCAAAACTTCTTAATCCAATTTTATATCCATTCTCAACACCATTTTTATAAAAAGAATCTAAGTCAGCAGCCATATCATTAGCTCTAACGACGTTTTCTATTGGACATGGTACTGAATCAACTATTGTTTGTTTTAAGGCTTCTTTTCCATATTTAATTAAGTATTCATTTGCATCCTTACAATCTTTGAAATCTACTAAATAACATTTGTCTGAACCAAACCTTCTAATAAATTCTTTCTTTCCGTTTTCTCCTGCTTCATCTGCATCAAGTGCTAAATATATTTTAGTTTTGTCTTCAAAATAAAAATAAAAATCAGTTAAGTAGTCTAAGTTTATTTGACCACTTGAATTAAATCCATTAGGAACACTTATTGCGTTTTTAAATCCACTTTCATGATAAGACATTGCGTCTATTTCTCCTTCAGTAATTACACATTCGTCTCTGCCGATAATAGAATCAATATTGTAAAAGGTTTTTTGTGCACCTTTATACATTTTAAAATTCTTTTTTGAATCTCGGTATTTAATATTAATTAATTTACCAAGNACATAATAATTAAAAAATATAGCATTTACTTTTGAGCCTATTTGAGGCATATACTCTATTCCGTTTGTTANTTTTAGATCTGTAATTGTTTTTTCAGAAATACCACGTTTTGCAAACCAACCTATAACATTNTTGTCTGTTTTTTCTGGAAGTGATTGTGAAGGTTTCACATAATTTATAAAATTATTTTCTTTTTCTAGTTTATAGGTATGTAGTTGTAATATCTCCCCACAATGCTGACATGTTCCTAAGCCTCTCTTCCAATCCAACATCAAACACTCTTGTGTTTTTTTCTTTCTAGAAGAAGAACACACTGGGCATGTCGATTTTTTTTTGTTGGTTGGTAACTTGTATTGATTAAATACGTCTATTTTAAATTCTGTTTCCATATTAATTATAGTATTGTAAAGTCAAACCCTTTTTGGTTAAACTTGTTTTTATCTATCTCCATTTCTTCTTTTGTCCCGCTTTTTATTGCTTGACCTTTCCATTTCCACTTATAATCTCCATTACTAGCAGAAATTTTATTAGAGTTGTACCTCATCCAATTCACAAAATGACTTTTTAAATCACGCATTGTCGATTTTTTTTCATCAGTGATAGTAAGAACCTCTTCAAATTTATTTAAAGCATTATCAATTTTAGATATCGATAAAGAAAAATGCATAGCGGTTGTTTCTTTCCACATAACATCTTGCTTACATTGNTCTATCATTGTNTTATTATTTTCTTTACTTCTTATATTCTTACTTATCTNTGTCGTTTGCGTGTCTTTCGTTTGTCGTTTGCGTGTCGCTTGTTTCTTCTTTTTGACCTCATCAACTTGATAACTATCATAGTTTAAGATGGTTACCTTAGTATACTTGTTTGTCGTTTGCGTGTCGATTTCTTGTGTTTTCACTAATCTTTTTAGTGAAGTTCTGAGCTGTCTGACCGGTATATTTAGGTCATTGGAAAGCCTTGTTAAAGAGGTAATATATTCTCCTCTTTTTACAGACTTCCCCATAAACCTGCAATTGTCATAACAAGCATTTAGAAGTAAATGTATGAATAAGTGTTTGGTGTTGGCGTCTTTATACCATTCCCAATCCAGAATCGACCTGTGAAGTTTTATAAATCCTTTCATTGTTCATTTTATGTTGTAGAAAAATTAAATGTGATAATTCCTCCTTGTTTTTATTTTCGTAAATCTTTTCGATTAACAAATGAACCAATTCTAAGAACTCGATATTATCCTCCCCAAAAACCGTATCTATAATAGACTGAACTTGTACGTCTCTTATTTTAGAAGACTCGTTAATTAAACTTACTGCTTTATATATTTTGTTTTCTAACTCTTTTATTTCTTTTTTATACGTTGCATCTATATCCATAAAACCAGATACTTGTTTTACTGAATGTAGAACACTAGCATGATTGTGAACACGCTTTCTACCCATTGACTTTGAGAAATCTCCAATTTCTTGTAAACTAGCCCTGGTGTGTCTTGTAGCCATATAATGAAACACTTGCCTTTTTTCGGCAACTTTTTGCAACCTGCTGTTTGGAAACATAGACATTACATGTATTTCGTAATGACTAGCAACTATATCAGCAATTCTTTTTATTATTTTAAAATTACTATTTTCCATAAATTTTTTTAAAAAACTCCCCTACTAACTTAACCTATTAAAAGCTTTCAGAGAGTTGGTTGTTACTTAAAATGGCAAATCATTATCCAAGGCACCCTTGTTGGCTGCTGAAGTGTTGTTTGATTCAAAAGGTTGAGAATTATTATCCTCTTCCTTTTCGCCTTTTTTAATTGTACCGTCGGTCCATATTACAGAACCATTACCTAGAAAATGTTTAGGAGATTTGTTGTCTCTTTCTTCTTTTTCTTGTTGTACACTAATTGAAACGTTTTTTCCAAATTTGGAATCGTCATTTACTGAAATCAAAATTGGAATATAGTTATCCTGTTTACCTTTGATTACTTTGTTTGGATCAATTTTCTTTAGTTCAGAAGCTTTGATCGAAGCTGAAATTAAACTTGACATATTATTTAGATTAAATTAAACTTGATTAAAAATATTATTACTATGATGATGGCTATAATTTTCGCAAACTCATCATGATTTGCTAATTTATTAAATTTCTCCATACTTTGTAAAATTATTGATGTCTTCATCTTTGTTTACAAAATATTTTAAAAATTGACTTTCTGCTGCTTCGACTTTATAATACCCATTGTCATAAGCTTCGTCAGAAGTTTCAAATATACCTATAAGACCTGTTCCTTTCTCAATTACCAAAAACTTCATAGGTCTTTGAAATAATTTAGAGTATATAAAGGCTTGACTATCGTAGTTGTATGCTTTAGAGCTATTACGAAAGCTTTTAAGCTTAGAACACGTCTTAATATCATACACGAAATCGTCTGTTAGTATATCTGCTTTACCCTTCCACGGAAGGTCGTTGTCTGTCATAAACCCAACAGAAGGAACTTCAAATTGAATGTTTTTTATATCTAAAACTTTTTTAATGTTCTCGTTAGTTTTAAATATATCAACCATTGATTGAATTTCATCTGCTTCTTTTTGTAGTAAGACAATCTCTTTACCATATCTAAAATAGACTGCTTGTATATTTTAGTCGTTCTCGTGGAGGATTCAATCGACTCCATGCTATCACTTTTTCCAAACATTACCATTTCATGAAACGCAGTTCCATATAAAAAAGGCAACGATTGAATTTTGTCTTTATGGAAACTAAAAGGATTATTTATTAAAGCATCTATATCTGAATTAGATAAATACTTTTTTCCAAACTTTCCGTAATAGTGTTTGTCGTCTTTAAGTTTTTTGATTACTTTTTCCATGATGCACCCTTTCTTTTAAAGTCTTCACTTTCGTCTTCTCCAAAAACACCTAACTCATAGAATCCTGTAAGTTTAAGACAAGCTCTAGACATGGCTCTTTTTTCTGCCATTTCCATAACGTACCATGTGTTACAATTTCCTTTTCTTGTTGATTTAATATCATCCACAAGTAATTCTATATTTGTGCCATCTTTATTTTTCTCAAATATTTTTTTCTTTATTATTTCTTGGTCTGTAGTTGTTACTAATGCAGACCCGAATGTTTCAATCATATTTCCACCAGCTTCAGCTTTAGCCTTGACTACGCAAAAATTAGTTTGACATTCAATAACGTCGTAAGTGATTGTGATTTTCTCAGATGCCTGGATTTTGTCTACTCCAGATCTCGTGATGATAATGTAATGTTGATGTTTAAAGACATCGTCTTTTGATAGTCCGTACTTNAGGTACAGTTCTTTTAATCTCTCTGTTTTCATTTTATTAAATTTAAATTAAACTCCCTTTATATTAACAAATGTATGAATTAAATTGTTAATACAAAACTTTTCTTAGCTGTTTTATGTCGCTAACACATCTTTTATAGAAAAACTTTTTTTCTTTTTCGTTTTTTTTAGCTATCGCAATATGAAACCTATGTCTATGACCGGCAAACCTTTCTTTAAGGTTTTTAGTTTTTAGTTTTAAGCAAAATTTATCAATGTTTTCTAAAAGTAATTTGCTCATTTCTTCAACGCTAAGTGGTCTGTAAACATTTGTTGTTGTATCGTATATTTCTATAACCCCATCACGCTCACTTGCACATATGTTTTTATAATAATATGCGTTGTCTTTAAAAAGCTTTATGCCTTTACCCTCTTTAATTTTGTTGAACAGGTTTTTCTTTAGCTTTTTTGTACTCATTTTTTAAATCTTTTAGTGTGTTTTCTTTTTCCATTATATTTATAACTTCTTTATCAATGTTTTCAATAAATTCTTCCCAGCTATCCGTTTCGTCAATGTACATTTGTACGTCATCCCAGAAACCATCTTGATTTTCAATATACCTATATTCTTGATAAGTCATGTCATTTTTTTCTATAATCTCACCATTTTCATATATATGTTTACCTGCAAAGTCACATCCTCCCTCCTCAAATTCATGATGAACACATAGTTTGTATTTTCTAGATATTTTAAAAGTTAGTTCAAGTGGAGGACTCCAAGCACTATCACCCATTATAACCAAGCAATCATCATCATCTCTTTGGATGTCAAATTCCCACCATTTTGTACCATATTTATAATAAAAATCAAAGTGTTGACCTTTATATTCTCTTGGTTTTTTATCTAAAACAATATCTCCAAATTCAGTAAACCAATTTGTTTTATCATATTTTTTAAATTTATTTTCTAATTTATTTAAGGTTTTTTTATCTCCCGTAAAAGAAACCCAATTCCAACAATTATTTGCCATGTTCGTTTAAAAATTTAAGTTTGTTTAGTTTTTCAGTCAATTCTTTATTGACGATTTGAACGTATTTTCTATCTTCTGATTCTAGTTCGCTTGACTTTTCTAAGAAAGTGAATAGAATTTCGTTTGAATGACTACTTAAATCTATAAGTTCAGTCAATTCTTTTTGTAATGCGTTTACTTGGTATTGTAAAAAGTTAGTGCTCATTTTTATTAAAGTTTTTGATTGTGAAATTAACAAGCTCTATGACTTGTGCCGAGATATGTATAGCATTGTAATTGCAAATCTCTGCAATTCGCTTAGGATCTTTGATTTCAAACCCTTTTGCTTCACTTTCAGAAATTTCTCTAGACAAAGTGCCTATAGTATTATAAGTTTTCTGAAATACCATATCATTGTTTGGATTTCTTAATAAATCCGAGTGTAAATAATCTTTTGTTTTTGCCATTTTTAATTTATACATTTATATTAACAAATATAATCTTTTTTATGTTTATAACCTAATGTTTTTAACAC